AGCGGGGCAACATCGCCCGGCTGCGGGACCTGTTTGAGAGGCAGCTCGAATACGTCGAGGGGCTTCAACCCGCCGATGTGTCGCCGCCCATGATGGATACCCTGAGCAAGCTGGGCGCCCTGGTGGAACGGTGGGACAAGGTGGAGAGCGTGATCCGGGCCAAGGCCAAGGCCGAGGCCGCCGAGGCGGTGGAATCCGAAGCCCGGCGCCAAGGTGCCAGCGCCACCACCATCGACAGTTTGCGGGCCGCGATCATGCAGGAGCTTCGAGCGTGAGCGCCGTTTTATTGCCTTACCAGCAGCGCTGGATCGCCGACAAGGCGCCGGTGAAGCTCATCGAGAAAAGCCGGCGCATCGGCCTGTCCTACGCCGAGGCGGCCGATTCCGTGCTGCACGCGGCCGACGCCGATCGCGGAGGCAACATCTACTACATCTCTTACGACAAGGAGATGACGGCCGGCTTCATCCAGGATTGCGCGACCTGGGCCGGCGCTTTTCACACGGCCGCCGGCGAGATCGGCCAGCAGATCCTGACCCGGGACGATGGCAAGGATGTGCATGTGTACGACATCCCGTTTGCCAGCGGGCACCACATCAAAACGTTTTCGTCCAACCCCCGCAATCTGCGCAGCAAAGGCAGGCCCGGAGAGCGGCTGGTGATCGACGAGGCCGCGTTCGTGGACGATCTGGAAGCGCTGCTCAAGGCCGCCCTGGCCATGACCATCTGGGGCGGTACGGTGCACATCATCAGCACCCATAACGGCGACGAGAACCCGTTCAACGCCATGATCCAGGACGCCAGGGCCGGCCGCACGGATTACCCGGTGCATCGCGTCACGTTGGATGACGCCCTGACCGACGGGCTATTCCGGCGCATCTGCGAGGTGACGGGGCGCCCGTGGAGCGCGGATGCGCAATCGGATTGGCGCGCCGCCCTGATACGCCGCTACCGGCCCAACGAGGATGAGGAGCTGTTCGTCATCCCGGCCTTCGGCGGAGGGGCTTACCTGCCGCGGGCGCTGGTGGAAGCGTGCATGGCAGACGGGCCCCTGCTGCGCTTCAACGGCACGCGGACGTTCAACATCGCGCCGGAGCCGCGTCGGCGCCGCGAGATGCAGGACTGGATAGACGGCGTGCTGCGGCCGGAGTTGGATCGTCTCGACCCCGCGCGTCGGCATGTGTTCGGGATGGATTTCGCCCGCGTGGGCGACATGACCGACATCGTGCCCGTCGAGATCGGCGCGGATCTGCGCAAGCGCTGGCCGTTTCTCGTGGAATTGCACGATGTGCCGTATCGGCAGCAGGCCCAAGTGATGCTGGCGGTGGGCGGCGGGCTGCCGCGGTTTGCCGGCTGCGCCATCGACGCGGGCGGCAACGGCGGGTTCGTGGCCGAAGAGGCCACCGACGCCTGGGGAACGACGATGGTGGACCGGATCCAGTTCACCGAAGCCTTCTACCGGGACGAATTTCCCAAGTACAAGGCCGGCCTGGAGGATCGGTTGACCATGATCGTCCGCCATGACGACGTGCTCGAAGATCACCGGGCCGTGCGCCTGGTGCGCGGGGTGCCACGGGTGCCCCAAGGAAAGACGGACAAACGCGGCGAGCGCCACGGCGACAGCGCCGTGGCCGGTCTGCTGGCCGATTACCGCAGCCGCGCAGAGCGCGGTGTCATGCCGCGGATCAACACTTGCGGCCCGCGGGCCGTGGCCACCGGGTTTGATCGCTACCACGCCGACGGCGTGGTCGATTACGGGGCGTACGCATGAAGCCGTGGATCAACAGCAACGAGTTCATGGAGATCGCAGCCGGCGACCCCGCCAAGGCGGGGCTGAGCGAGGAGATCGCCACCCGGGCGGCGGCTTCCGGCCAGTGGCCTGGCACAGACTACTGGCTGCCGGACCCCGACCCGGTGCTGCGCAAACTCGGGCAGGATGCCGCGGTGTACCGGGACCTGCTGTCCGACGCCCATGTGTGGAGCTGTTACGACAGCCGCAAAAGCGGCGCCCTGGGCTGCGCCTGGGAGATCCGCGAGGCGGAGAGGGGCGACACCGGCGCCAGCCGCCGGGCGCTGACGCTGGTGCAGGAGATGATGGCGGCCCTGCCCGTGCGCCAGATCATCACCGAAATGCTCGATGCGCCGTTCTTCGGGTTCACGCCCATCGAAGTGTTGTGGCGGATCGAAGGCGGCCGGTGGCTGCCGGAGGCGCTGACGGGCAAGCCGTTCGAGTGGTTCACCTTCGACGATCAAAATAAACTGCGCTTCAAGGCCTCCGGGATACCGGAGGGCCAATCGATCCCCGAAGGCAAGTTCCTGCTGGCCAGGCATCACGCCAGCTATGCGAACCCTTACGGCGAGCGGGTGTTGTCACGGTGCTTCTGGCCCGTGACCTTCAAACGCGGGGGTTTCAAGTTCTGGGCGGTCTTCACGGAAAAATTCGGCATGCCCTGGGTGCGCGGCAAGGTGCCTCCGGGCACCAACGAGACCGAGCGCCTGCGGCTGCTGGACCGGCTTACGTCGATGGTGCAGGACGCCGTGGCGGTGATCAACAACGACGAGAGCGTGGAGATCACCGAGGCGGCCGGACGCAAGGCGTCTTCGGACATCTACGAGGCCCTGATCAATGCCGGCAACGGAGAGGTGAGCAAGGCGGTCGTCGGGCACAGCCTGGCGACCGAGTCCAAGGAAGGGGGCACCTACGGCGCCACAAGGGCCGGCCTGGAAGTGCGCGATGACCTGGTGGAAAAAGACAAGGGCATGGTGGCCGAGGCCTGGAATACGCTGTTTGCCTGGGTGACGCAGCTCAACGTGCCCGGGGCCGCGGCGCCCCGGTTCGCCTGGCAGGAAGAAGAAGAGGCCCGCAAGGAACTGGCCGAGCGCGACGAAGCACTGACCAACCAGGGTGTGAGGTTTGCGCCGGTGTACTACATGCGCCGCTACGGGTTGCGCGAGGATGAGTTTTCCGTGGGGACCCCGCCTGTGGCGGGGCAGGCTCAGGGCGCGGGCGGCGGGCAATTCGCCGAGGCGGAAACGGATCCGGTGGACGCCATGACCGACGCCCTGGAGGCCGCCGCCCGGGAACCGATGGCGGCGATGATCGATGCGGTGCGCCGTCTGGTGAACACCGCCGGCAGCCTGGAGGATGTCCGCGACGGGATGGCCGGGCTGTATCCGGAGGCATCCTCGGCCGACCTGGCCGAAGCCATCGGCCGGGCTCTGACCGTGGCCCACATGGCCGGCCGCGCGGATATTCTGGAGGGGCGGTGAGATCGTTTGGATCGTTTGGATCGTTTAGAGCGTTGGGAACGTTGGGGCCGTTGAGTGAGATCGCGCAGGTTGGCCTGTCTCCCGTTGGCAATAGGAACGGGCAGGGCGGAAGCCGTTAAACGATCCTGGATGATTTTAAAGGCGGTTGCGGCGGAATTGGAGGGGGCGTGAAGATCGATTTCAAGGGGTTCGACGACTGGGTCCCGGTGTTCGCCGGCGGAATGCAGATCGACAGCGGCGGACGGGCACACGACGGCGATGCGCTGATCGACCGGGCCGTGGCCACCTTCGACCCGAAAACCCACGAACCGCCGGCGGTGATCGGGCATCCGGACGAAACCGCTCCGGCGTATGGCTGGGTAGCCGGGGTGAAGGCTTCCACTGACGACGGCCGGCGGGTGCTGCTGGCGAAATTCCGCGACGTGGAGCCGGCCTTCGCCGGGATGGTCAAGGACCGGCGGTTTCCCAAACGGTCGGCATCCTTTTACCCGGACGGAAGATTGCGCCACGTGGGCTTTCTGGGGGCCATGCCGCCGGCGGTCAAGGGTCTGGCGGAGATGCGCTTCGCCGATGCCTGCGCGACCACGTTCGAGTTCGGCGACAGCGAAACGCGCTGGGCCTGGTCGTCTCTGGCCAGGGTGCTGCGGGGCGTACGCGAATGGATCATCGGCAAGGACGGCAAGGATGCGGCCGACGCCGTCGTGCCCGAATACATCATCGAGGAGGTGGCCGCCGCCGCCACGCCGCCGGTCGAGGACGCCGCGCCGGTCGAGGGCACCGGCTTCACCGAACCGCCACAAGGAGGGAATCCGATGTCGTTCAAGCAAGATTTCAGAAAAGTGCTGAGTTTCATGGGAATCGACGCCACCAAAATTCCCGATGACGCGCTGCCGGAAAAGCTGCCCGAGGGGGCTCCGGCCGCCGTCGCCGGCTTCTCCGAGGCCGACGTGGCCGCCGCGGCCAAAGCGGCCGAGGAAAAGGGCAAACGGGCAGCCGAGGCCGCCTTCGCCGAGCGACAGCGGCGCCAGGAAATCGCCGCGTTCTGCGGGGGTCTGGTCAAGGACGGGCGCCTGCCGCCGAGCATGGCCGCCGGGATGCCCGAATTCATGGGCAGCCTGGAAGCCGGGCAGGTCATCGAATTCGGCGAGGGAGACGGGCAGAAGAAGACGCCCTACGTGTACTTCAAGGAGTTCCTGGAAGGGCTGGGCAAGATGCCGCTGTTCGCCGAGCTGGCCACCAAGGAGCGCGCAGCGTCCGGGCAGGAGGCAAATTTCGCCGATGCCGGCGGCACCGGGCTGACCAGGTACGTTTAGGCGACCGGCCGGTCGCCCGTACAAATTTGAAATTCGGCCTGAAGGGCCGGGGAGGAAAGCATGACAATCAACGGGAAAGTCGGCGAATTGAGCCGGGACGATGAACGGGCACGGGGCGGAGAGCCCCACATCATCCGCACCGGCAAGGTCAAGGCGGACCAGGGGACCCTGCCGATGGGGCTGATCTGCACCAAGGACGGCTCCGGCGAGATGATCCCCTACGAGGAGGTGACCGCCGAGGTGCTCGGCACCGGCGGGGCGGACGCCACCGCGGTGAGCGCGGAGGTCATCGGCGCCGGCAACGGGACGCTGAAATTCTTCTCCGGCCAGTTCGCCAATGACGACGTGGCCCCGGGGACCGTGACGATCACGGCCACCGTGAGCGCGGGGTCGGTAACGATGGCCGATACCAACGGCGACGGGCTGCTGGACGGCGCAGCCGGATCCGGCCGGATCGATTACGCCACGGGCTTTTTCACCATCGCGTTCCCCACGGCCCCTGACAACAGCACCAACGTGACGGCCGGCTACAGCCACACGCCTCCGGCCCGGGCGTTCACCGGCGGCCTGGCCGAGGTCCCCGTGGAGCCGGGCAGCGTGGTGATCACCGACGGCGTGGAGACCTTCGCCGATGACGGGTTCGGCCGGCTCACGGGCGATGACGGCGGCAGCGGGACGGTGGACTACGTCACCGGGACCGTGGCGGTCACATTCGCCGCGGCGCCGGCTGAAGGCGAGGACGTGACGGCCGATTACGTCACGGCCGTCGACGGGGTGCTGGATGAAGCCGTGGGCACCGCCGCCAACGGTTCGGCCCTGTACGTGGCCTCCGGCCTGGTGCGCCAGGACGTGATCAAGGTGGGGGCCGTGACACAGGCGGCGCCGGACAGCACGTTGCTGGGGCTGCTGGAAAAGCACGGCATTTTCCCGGCGTAGCCGGGGATTTCAAATTTGAAATTTGAAATTTGAGATTGCGGGCCGCAGGCCCGCGGGGAGGGAACATGTTCAATATCGCTGGGCTCTTTGTCAAAGACGCCATCGTGCGCTACCTCAAATCGCTGCCGGTGCTCGTGACCCCGGTGATGGACACCATCTTCACCGACCGGCCGCAGCTCGGGCTGCCGCTGGTGGGCGCGGACATGGTCATGGAGACGGCTCATGCGCTGCCGGTGGTCCGGCGCGGGTCCCCGTCGATCCCCGCTACCGGGGAGACCGGGGCCGTGGCCTTCTACGAACCGCTGCCGATCCGGCCCAGCAAACAGGTTTCCGGGGTGGACCTGAACAACCTGCAACTGCTGGGCATCAACGGCCGCGAGGCCTGGGCCGCCGAGCGCACCGACACGCTGAGGCGGGCGGTACGCAAGACCGTGGAGGCCATGTGCGCCGTGTCGCTGTCCGGTACCTTGCAGTGGCCGGTGAAGCTGGTCGGCGGCGGGTTCGAGACCTGGGAAATCGTGTACGGCACCACCCTCTCGGTGGCGCCGGGCACGCTCTGGAGCGCCGCCGGCGCCAAGCTCAAGGAAGTTTTCGCCGTGCTCCAGGACATGCAGGAGGCCATCCAGGAGAAGGGATACGGCGGGACGGTGGAGATCTGGGCCGGCAAGACGGCCTACGAGACCCTCTTCGGCCTGGCCGAGGCCAGCGTCTCCACGGCCAAGATGCGCGTGGAGATCGCCGACCAGGGCATCAACGTGGGCGGCTTCCTGGTGAAGCGGCGCGCCGAGCGCTACCGCAGCCCGCAGACCGGGTCGATGGTGGCGGTTCTGGGTGACAAGGTGGTGCGCATGATCGCCACAGACGCCGGCCACAAGCTGCCCTACTGCGCCCTGGACGATCTGGACGCCAACCTTCAGCCGCTGCCGTTCTTCGTCAAGCCGATCCAGCAGCGGGACCCGAGCGGCTGGAAGCTGATCGCCGAGAGCAAGCCGTTTCCGATCCCCAACGTCAACGGCATCTGCGACGCGACGGTGGTGAGCTGACCCGGAGGTTGACGTGGCCTATTGCACCGCTGACGACATCCGGTCGCAGATCCCCGCCGAGACCCTGGCCCAGTTGTGTTTCGACGATTGGACCAGCGAGAGTTACGACACCGAGGACGTCGACGCGGCGGTGGCCGAACGGACGGCCGCCGCCATCGATGACGCCGGGGCGATCATCGACGGCTACCTGGCCGGGCGCTACGCCGTACCGCTGGCGCCCGTGCCGGCCCTGGTGAAAAAGTGCGCCGTGGACCTGGCCGCCTACGGCCTGTTCGCCCGCAAGGACCAGATCTCCGAAACCCGCGGCCAGCGCTACAAGGACGTGATCAAACTCTTGGAAGCTGTATCGGCGGGCAAGATCACCCTCGGCGTGACGACGCCGCCCGACCCTCCGGACGCTGACAAATACGAGGGCGGAGGCCGGATCGCCGCCCGGACGAAGATTTTTTCTCCCTCGTTTATGGACCGGTACTGAGCCATGACCACGGTCTCTTACGGCAGCCTGCCTTTCGATGAGCAGGTCAAGTTCTTCCGGGACAAGCACCCGGTGCTCACCCGGGCCTGGACCGACGTGTACGCGGCCGAGCACGAGCACGCCTTCATGGTGGCCGGAGCCGCCGAAGCCGATCTCTTGAACGATCTGCTGACGGCCGTCGATAAGGTGAAGGCCGGCGGAGGGACACTGGCGCAGTTTCGCAAGGACTTTGACGGCATCGTCGAGAAAAGCGGCTGGCAGTACAAGGGCGGGCGCAACTGGCGCACGCGGGTGATCTACGAAACCAATCTGCGCCAGAGCTACAACGCGGGCCGCGAAGCCCAGATGGCCGATCCGGATCTGCGCAAACGCCGTCCCTACGGGTTGTACCGCCACGGGCGCAGCGAGCGGCCGCGGCAGGAGCACCTGGCCTGGGACGGCACGGTGCTGCCGCTGGACGATCCGTGGTGGGAAACCCACAGCCCGCAAAACGGATGGGGATGCAAGTGCCGCAAACTGATGGTTTCGGGCGCCGACGTGGAGCGCATGGGCTTGAAGGTGGCCGACGATGCCCCGCCGGTGGTGTGGGAGGAAAAGATTGTCGGCGCCAACGGCCCGAGCCCGCGGACGGTGAAGGTTCCCAAGGGGATCGATCCGGGGTTCGAGTACAGGCCGGGGGCATCGGCCCGCGCCGCGCAACTGTCGCGCGCCATGCTGGAAAAATCACGGGCGCTGTCTGAGGCGGCGGGCCGGTCGGCGGCGGCGCAGTTGGCCGAATCGAATGCGTTCGGCCGATGGATGGCATCCCCGGAGGGGGAATTCGCGCTGGCCTCGCTGACCGAGGCGGACGCCGCGGCCATCGGCGCCAAGACGCGAACGGTGATGATTTCCGCGGAGACCGCGCGCAAGCAGGCAGACCGGCACAAGGAGCTGGCCGCCAGCGAATACCGCTTCGTCCAGGAGGCGATCACGCGGGGGACGCGGGTGCAGGATACCGACATGTCGGCCGTTTACCTGCTGGAGGAT